ATTTAATTAATAATATTGATATTATTTTTTGGATAAATTTAGACAGATCTTTTGATAGAAAAGAAAATATGCTTAATTTATTAAAGAATTTTAATATACCAAATTATAGAGTATCAGCTGTAGATGGAGAAATAATTAAGGATATTGATACAAAATATTTTAAAAATATGAGTATTATCGATAGTTCTAGAATTACTTATACAAAAAACAGATTTTCTAATAAAGAATTTGCTACTTTATTGTCTCATTTAAATGCAATTGATATGTATAGTAATTTTAATAATTTGGAGTATAACGTAGCATTAATTTGTGAAGATGATTTATCACTTGATTTTATAAATTATTGGAAAAAAAGCATATTAGAAATTATTAATAATGCTCCTAAAGATTGGGATATTATTATGTTGGGTTATTTCTCTTTAAAAATAAATTATGAAGAGGAATATCCAAAATGGAATGGAGAATGGTCTGCTATTTCATATTTAATTAAGCATAGTTCTGCTAAAAAATTATGTGAATTAAAAAAAGATAAAAAATGGGTTTATAATGATTGTGATTCAATGGTAGCTGATAGTTTCATTTTTTCTAAATTAAATACTTATTTATATAAGTATCCGTATATGACTTTTCCAAATAATAATTATAGTACTATTCATGAAGATCATATTAATTATCATTACATGTATAAAAATGCAAACTATTTAACACTAGAAAATGTTTATGAAGAATATGTTAGTTAGTTAGTTAATCAAAAACAATAATTAATTCATCTCTATTTATATGAAGATATTCGTCTTCATATGGATACGAAGGCGCAGCATTTGAAGGTGTGTTATACGAAGGTGTATCATTCGCAGGTGCAGAATCTCCGATTCGTTCAAGAGCAGGAATATCATCATATTGATCTTGATCTTGATCTTGATCTTGATTTTCTTCTTCATTACCTAAAAAATAATCCATTAAATTTGATAAAATTTCCATTTCATCATCCATCAGATTATTTCTAATGTATTCAGATGCAATAGTATTTTTCGTTAGGTTAAAAATTATGTAAGAGCAAGAGCTCATAATATCTCTATTATTTTGATATATACGAAACACATTTAATATTTTTTCGCATATTCCTTCTTGAATCATCATATCGCGTATTTCATCATCTTCAACCAATTCTGTAAGAGTTTTGCATACAGCATTAATGATATTAGGATACATTATATGTATTTCAATAATATTTAGAATAATAGAATGTGCATCTAAATATCTTGGATTAGAATTAGAACTCATGATTCTTTCGTTGTATTGACTATATAATATTATTAAATCATGATAATATATAAATCAATTTTTAGGGGATTGTTAATATTTTTTTTATAGCTTTATCTGAAAATTCTATTATAATTGTTATTTTTGTTAACTTTCTGGTTTCCATATTTTCCCATTCATTTATTTTTACTTCTAATATATTATTTTTTATATTTAATATATTTTCTTTGGGAAAATTTATATTATACCATCGTCCACTATAATCAATATCATTAAAAATATGGTATATGGATAGATTATTTTTATCAATTATATAAGTAAGCTTATTTTCATGCATTTCTTTTATTTTTTTTCCAGTTTTAATGTAAACATGAATAATATCATTGTTTTTTAGTTTCTTAAATTTGTTTGTTTTTTGTATAAATTTACAAGGGCCATTAAATTCAAACTTTATTTTTTTTAGCATAATATCTATAATATAATAATAAATTAATATAAAATAATATTTATAATATAATTGATATATTATGAATTGTATATCTAATACTCATAAAAAAACGACAATTAAACTACCTGTCCATGGACAAGGAGTTTTCTTATTTGAAAATAAAAACGAGAAGAATTTATCATCATTTATTTTTTATAATAAAAAAAAAACAGATGGAATAAAGGTTGAATTATTAAATAATAATATTACTGTATGGCGGTTATCAAAAGATAACGAAATATTACATAAATTGGAACATTCATTAAATATAAAAGGAAAGTATTATTGGTTTAGTTTAGATTCACAAAATCAAAAATTTTATGCTGGAATTGGTGAAGCTAGAATGGAAAATATCATATATCAACATTCTTATCCAACTAAAGAATCTAATCCAGAAGAATATGAGAAAAATAAACTATTTTTAGAAAGTTTACATTATATTGAAATTTCAGGATTAGATTTAAATCTAATTAAGCTTCTTAAAGACCCTATTCCTCAAACTATTTCAATGATTGTAAAAAATATAAATGAATTAACTATGACTGATATTGCTAAAAATAATTATATGCCTAAATCATGTTTAAATTCAATGGGCCAAATGCTATACGATTGTATTGCAGGAGAAAAATTTGTATTAGATGATGATGATTTTCCAGATTTTTCGAAAGCTATTGAGTATAGTATAAATACTCCAAAAAAATGGTGTTATGAAAAATTAAAAGCTAAAAGTACTGAATTTAATAAAGATAAGCCTAATATTCTAGAAACTTATTTGCGAATTACACTTGGTCAAAATAATGGGGAATCACCTGGTATTCCTTATGTTATGGAAATTTGGCCAGTTGGACATTATTCTCCTATTCATAATCATGCAGGAGCAAATGCAATTATTCGTGTTTTACATGGGCAAATCCATGTTAGTTTATATCCATATTTATCAACACAAAATGAAGAAGTTGGTCCATTTAAAGAAGCTGATTTCAATAAAAATGATATTACTTGGATTAGTCCAAACTTTAATCAAACGCATAAACTAACTAATTTGGGAACAAATAAAGATACATGTGTTACAATTCAATGTTATATGTATGATAATGAAGGTGATAAGAAACATTATGATTATTTTGATTATTTAGATGCAGATGGTGCAGTTCAACAATATGAGCCTGATTCTGATATGGATTTCATTGAGTTTAAAGAATTAATGAGAAAAGAATGGTCTGAAAGAGGACTTTTTGAAACTTTTATTGCACCAGTTTATGCTGAATTTAATCCGGATTATATACTTCGATAAATTGATTATGCGATATATTCATGGCGGAATGTTGACTTATTATATATATTACATGGTTGAATGTAAGAATATTTTCCTTTTAATCGTGTTTCTTCTGAATAAGTTCTAATATCTGATAAATGTACATGTGTAATTATAATATCATAACAAGGATTTGATAATTCTATATTTGTTTCATATATTTTATTTGCAAATATATTATCACATCCTAGTGTTCCGAAATTAAAATCTATTTCATTTAAGTTAATATTTAATGGACTTTGAAATATCCACGCATCTTGTGCATCATCTCTTGGACAATCATATAATTTAAATAAATTTTTATTGTTGAATTCATCTTCATCATATCTAAGTAATGCATAAAATTTATTATTCATTGAAGTTATTTTTAATAAAGAATTATCGAAATAAATATCACTATTTGCTAAAATACAAATATTATCTTGTAGATTTTCATTTATAAATTTGACAGCATCTTTAAAATTTAATTTGGTACATGGTATAATAATTTGAATAATTTTATAATCATTTTGTAAAAAACTCATGTCATAATAATTATCATTTAATAAATATATTTTTTCAATATATTCATTTTCACAGTTTTTAATTAAACATTTTTGTATTTCTTTTTGTCGGGAAATTACTTTTGATATATAATAAGTTGTTATTAATATCATTATTTATTATTCTAAATGCGGAAATTTATTTATAAAATATAACTTGTTTGTAGTATAATGTATGAATATCAAACAATATCTTTTATTTTATCCACAATATAAAAATTTATCTATACATGAAATTCAAAAAAAATATTATGATGATTTAGAAAAAGGTGTTGTTGTTTCTATTGAAACATTTTTTAAAAAATATAAAACATTTAACTTAGAAGATTGCATTTTAGAATATCCTGAAATAAAAGATTTTACTATGATTGATATTCTTATTTTTTGGAATAATAAAAAAATGTTTGAAGCAGAATCTTTAATTGAAGATGCAGTAAAAGAACTAGTAATGGAAGAACCGTTAATTGAAGAGTCGGTAATCGAAGAACCAGTAATCGAAGAATCTGTAATGGAAGAACTAATAATTGAACAACCAGTAATCGAAGAACCAGTAATCGAAGAATCTGTAATTGAAGAACCAGTAATCGAAGAGCCTATGATTAAAGAATATGAGTCTTTCCCTAAACTAGCACATGTATTTATTCATCTTTTTGAAATTGGTGGAGGAGAAAGATATTTATCAAAATTCTCTGAGTATAATTCTATTTTTGAAGAAACTCTTTTTGTTAAAAATGATGTATCTTTTAAATATTTTAAATATAATTTCAATGTTATTTTTTATGAAGATTATAATAATCTAAATAATTTATTAAAAGATTATGATATAATATTAGATCATCAATTATATTGGTTTGAAAAAGAAATAGGTAAAATAGCATTTGAAAATTTATATGATAAAATTATTCAAATAATACATGGTGTTCCTATTCATTTTGAAGATATAACATCCCGAAATTTTCGATATTCAATTGAATTATATAATGAAAAAAATAGTCATGTTAGTTGGAATAATCATATTAAGTTATATCATAATATTGGAGTTCCTATTATAGAAAATGAATTACGAGATTTTGATTTTAATATTTTTAAAATTGCAATAGTTGGTAGAATTAATCCAGAAAAAGTTCCTCCACTATTTTTAAAAAAAATTAGAGGAAATAAAAAATATATTTTTAATTTTTATGGACCTATAGATAAAAATTATAAAAAAATAAAAAGTAATAATATTTATTATCATGATATTATTTTACCTGAAAATATTCATCAAATATATTTAAATAATCATATTTTATTACATCCTTCTATGTCAGAAGCTGGAGCAACTGTTATATTAGAAGCAATGTCTTATGGACTTCCCGTAGTAGCTAGAAATATTCCTGGTATAGAAAATGCAGTTGGTAAAAAAAATATAAAATATTTATTTAATAATGAAGATGAAATATTTCATAAAATATCGATGATTACAGATGAAAATTATAAATATATTTCTCAAAATAATATTTTAAAAATTAAAAAATATAATGACGAAAAAATAGTTTATCCAAATTTAATTAATGATATATATTCATTATATTTGATTGAAAATAAATTAGAAACTAGAATCCCAAATATTATTCATTATATATTCGGATTAGAAGAGCAGACTGAAGAATTTTTATTCGTTTATTATCTTTCTATTTTATCAAATATTTTAATTAATAAACCTTATATTATTTTTTTTCACTATCAATACTTGCCTTATGGAAAATGGTGGGATAAAATAATACCTTATTTAAAATTAAATTATATAATATGTGATAATTTAAAATGGGGAAATAAAAAAATAATTAAAACTGCACATAAAGCTGATAAAATAAGGCTTGATGTTTTATATAAATATGGAGGTATTTATATGGATATTGATACTATTGGTTATAGATCCTATACGCATCTTTTAGATGATTATGATTTTATAATAGGAATACAGGAACATGATTTTTATCTAGATAAAAGAAAAAAAAAAGAATGTATACCTGTTTTATACTGTAATGCTATCTTATTTTCTAAGAAAAATAGTGTATTTATTAAAAAATGGATAGAAGAATATCCAAAATATTTTGTATCCACTGGTTGGTGTGAAGCATCAGTGCATTTAACATATAAAATATATGAAGATTTGGACAATAAAAAAAATATTTTGATACTTAATCAAAATTCTTTTTATTATCCATTATATAATGAAGTACAAAAAATATTTGAAAGTGAAGATGAAATAAATGAAGATTTAATAACATTGCATTGGTGGAATTCAGAAAGTAAAAAATATATAAAAGATATTGAGGGATTTGAATGGGCATCTGATGATAATAACTGTTTATATTCAAAATTAATAAAGAATATAAAAGATAAGATATATAATAATATATATGAGACTGATATATTCTAAAATGATATTAAATAGTGGAGGGGGAGGAGGTAATAATAATAATTTATTTTTATATTGTATTGGAATATATATAACACATAAAAATTATGTTAAAGGGAAATAAAATTGTTAAGTGGAATATAAAGGATTTATTTGATAGAATAGGAGGATTTTCAGAGTGTATGAAGCTACTAGATTTCCTACGAAGAGGGTTTATTCGATAGAATAGGAGGGTTTTCAGGGTGTGCGAAGCCACTAGGTTCCCTTACTATTAGTATATATACTTTATATGATATTTTCCATAATCAGTTATAATATTATTAATATTACTATATGATGTATCTTGATAAACACACATTGGATATAAACAATATTTATTTTCTAATAAGTTATAAGTATTATCTATTTCTTCTTCAGTATTTTCTATTAAATCTATTATTTTTTGTATTTTATTAACTTGAAATAATTGTGCAACTGTTGTAAATCCTTTATTTATTCGTAATACATTTTCTGAAACTTTATAAGCATCATCTTTATTTAATAGATTTACAGATAGATAAAATATATCCCATTCAATATTTGATAAATAATTTAATGCATTTAAAATATTGCATTCATTATAATTTTCAAAAATAGCATCATCTTCTAATATTAAAATATATTTTGCATTATTATCTGTTTGTAAAGCCTTTTTTAATACTTCTAAATGACTCATTTTGCATCCAAGTGCTCCTTTAAAATAATCTCTATTTTTTTTTCTCCATATTTTTAATGGATTTAATATCATTGTATTACTTATTGTTTTTCTATCTGGTATAATACCAGAGAATCTTTCATAATCATTTATAAAATTTAAATTATGAATAGAATTAATGCAATTTTTATATCTATCTTGTCTACTTTCCAAATTAATAATATAAGTTTTTATATTATCATTACAACTATTTGATTCTTCTTCTACTATAATTTCTTGAATCGATTTGCAAATAATTATTTCTTGATAAAATAAAAAAAAAGGGAAATTTAAAATAAATTGATTATCATAATTTGTTATTAAAATATTTAAATTTTGTTTTATATTTTCTGTATTATAATATTTTTTTTTAATAATAAAATTATTGTTTAATGATTTAATTATTTCATTAGAATCATTACTATCGATATTACGAAAAATAAATAGATCAAAATTAATATTTTTAAAAATAGAATTTAATATATCACAAAAATAATTATTTAGTACATTTCCTTCATTTAAAGTGTATATCCATTCATTATCTTTTATATTATTTAATACTTTATCGGATAAATGATAATTAAAAATAATATTATGATTATTTTCTAAATTTTTAATTGAATTTAATGTTAAATTTATTTTTTTATCATTTATACCATTAATAATTATATTTACTATATGACTTGAAATTTTTTTTTTTATTATACCCTCTTTTTTATGTTGTCTTTTTTCTGAAGTAAAAACAGGTTTATAAGATTCTAATATATTGTTTTTTTCTTGAGGAAACTTAATATTTTTATTATTTAAATGATAATTAACCATATTTTTAATTTTATCATTTGTTTCAATATTTGTTGTTTCACATACATATTCTGGATATTTTTCAAAAAAAGAATCAAGTGAATATATTCTATTTTCTTTTTTACCATAATTTTTCCAATGATATATTAATTGATTACTTGTTAAATCTTTTAAATCAGGATTAAAAGACTTATAAATAAAAGGTTGAAACATAACCTATTTATTTAAATTTATATAAATATTATTAAAGAGAAACTTTAATAATCTTTAATTATAAGAAAAATAAAGTTTGTTATCTACTAATATATTAAATTTTTTCAATTAGATCTACATGAGATAACATCATTCTTCTACAGCAATATCTGTTTAATCCAAGTTCATCTAAAATTTTTCCTTCTATTGTTTTATTTTCAAGTTCTTGAACATCACTAAATCTTTTTTTTTTATCACTTTCAATATAATTTAGTTGAATTCTTTTTTGATATTCTTCCCATAAATCAGCAATCACATTATTGCAAGTAAAGCATCGAATTGGAATAATCATGTTCTATATTATAATATCATATAAAATAACTTTATATTATATTTAAAATTCAATTTTTAGTAATTTTTTATAAAAAGCGTTTAATTAATATCTTTTTTATATAAATTATATTCATAATGGATACTAAAGCAATTTTAAATAGCCGAAAAAAGTTAAATGAATTAGCAATTCAACACAATAAATTAACAACTCTTGTCGCATGTTTATTTAATGAAATTAATTCTCTAAAACAAGAGCTCCAAGATTCTAAAGGAAATACTAGTGGTTCTTCTAGCGAATCTAAACCTAAACAAACTCAAGGAAAAAGTGGCAATTTTTCCAATTTCAGCGACTTAAGAGCTGAAGAAATTTTAAAACAATTATCTATTAATACCAGTATTGATAATTAAAAAATAAATACGAAAATATTATAGTATTATATATATATAATACTATAATGAATGGTTTATGCAAATATAAAGATATTTTTGGAGCACCTGGAACAGGTGCACATAGTTACCGCTTTTTAAATATTGCTATTGTAGATTTAGGTGCAACTATTCTTGTTGCTTTTTTAATTTCTTATTTTTCTAAAATATCTTTTATTTTAACTTTAATCATTTTATTATTATTAGGAATAATTGCACATCATTTATTTTGTGTTAGAACAACAGTTGACAAGATATTATTTACTTCATGAAGTAAACAAGATATTGTATTTTTAAATTTTATTCTGGGTTATTATTTACTTAATAAGATATAAATATATATTATTAAATGGATAGAAAAATAGCATTTTGTTTTTTAACATATCAAGATATTGTTGCAATAAATGTTTGGAATAATTTTTTTAAAAATATTGATCCAAATAAATATACTATATGGATTCATCCTAAATATATTGTTGATTTAAATAAATATTTATTTCCAGTAAATATTGTTAAAAATAAAGTTCTTACAAAAAGTAAAACAGATATTTCAATTGTTTTAGCAACAATTCAATTATTACGTGAAGCTTATTCTGACGAAGTAACACACTATATTTTTTTATCACAAAGTTGTATTCCGTTATATAATTTTGATATATTATATAAAATTATTACTCAAACTGATAAATCAATATTATCTTATATACAAAATAATAAAAAAGAACGTTATTTTCAGTTTTTTAGCAATATAAAAAGTTTTATTACACACGACCAGTTTGTAAAACAACAACCTAATATGATTCTTGTGAAAGATGATGTTGAATTATTTATAAAAAATGATTATACACAATTTTTTCATAAAATGATGTGTCCAGATGAACACTATTTTATTAATGTTTTACTTTACATTTTTAAAAAACAAATTATTAAACAACAAACTAATTTTTGCAATCATGATTTGCATAAAACTCAAGCACTTGAATTTCTAAATATTAATAAAACATTTATTGATGATGTTCGATCAAAAGGGTTTCTTTTTATGAGAAAAGTTAGAACAAATAGTTATATTGATAGTCAATACCTCCAAGAAATATAGTTTTAGTTTCCTTTACGCCATGTTGAAATATCTTTTGGACTTAGTCTTTTAGACTTCATTTTTTTTGTTTGTATTGGTTGTTCAACAAATTCCCAAATAAACTTTTTGCCTTTTTTAATTTTTTCTCTTTTTCCAAAATATTTTTCATATACATTATTTGGATCTATTTTTTTTGGAAAAATAGATCGTTCCGTGTATCTCATATCTTCAATTAAAAAATATATATTTTTTTTACCAATTATTATCGGATAGTTATCATCATCTGATATATATTTTTCAATTATATCATCTATTATAAAACTATATATTCCATTTCCATCAATAGAAATATATTTTTTATTTCCTAAATAAAATAAAAATCCGCGACCAACTTTATCATAATATTTTTCTATAAATTTATAACTTTTTACATGTTTTGTATAAGCCCATGTATAATCTGCTGTTTGCGATGCAAAAGAAGAAATAGGTAAATCTTTATGTATTTTTAAAACTGTATTAGGATTTTTAATTGTATAAATATGAACCTCATCTTTATTTATATAAATTAAATATGGAATACTTAATAAATGAAATGGATCCCATATAAAATATTTTTTATATCCTGGCATAGATTTATGACGAATCCATTTTTTATTTTTTATAATCCATTCTTTTCCATCTTTTCCAGTTTTAATAGTTCCTTCTTTTTCTGCATGTCCGCACCATCCTAATCCTTTTGGTGAAGGTTCATCGCCTTTATACTTTCTTTTATCATCATTTTTGCAATTTGGCATATTATTATATATATTTAAGAAGAATAAAAATATATTATAATATAAAATATAATGAAACATATAATAAATTTTATAAAAAACTTAGTAACTAAAGATTTACCTAAACCCGTTTTTGGTAGATGGAGAATAGAAAATTGTAGTATTCAAATGAATAATAAAATAGATTTATCAAACGAAGATCATTGCGGACCATGTGGCCAATACGCTTTACAAAAAAATAAAATATTAGGTTCTAATAAAGAAAATAAAGAAAAGATTATTTCAAATACTTCTTTATAAATGCCATATTTGTATTAATTTGATGTTCTGATTTTAATTCTTTTAATATAAGTGTACTCTTATTCTTATATTCTTGGTATTTATTTGCTACATTTTTAATAATTTCTATTTGATCTTCGTCATACTTTTTTTTAGTATGTTTCTTTTCCTCTTTATATTGATAATCTAATTTCTTTCCTGCAGTTGTATCAATATATCCATTTATTTCTAATTGTCCATGATGAACTTCATGATGATGTTTTTCGCATAAAACTACTAAATTAGATAACTTATTTTTGGTAATATCATCTTTTTCAAATTCATGTTGCTCTTTAATATGATGTGTATCTAAACATACTTTATCTCCACAAATTTTGCAACAATCAACAAATAATTTATTATTATAGGTAGAAACCTTTTCCGTAATTATTTTTTCATCTTTACATAAAATAGTATTTCTGATCTTCATTGCAGTATCTATAAATTCATCATCTTGTAATATAAATTTGGCAATTTCAATTCCATATAATGTATCACCTGGTCCTTCCAGTAATTTTCGACCATATATAATATATTCATTTTGCAAATCATATGTTACACTTAAATGCATAAACTTAATATTTTTAATATCCTGAATACATTCAAGTGTATATAACTTATGAAAGTGTGTCGCTAAAATAAAATTAACATTTTTATTACAAAATCGGAGGATACTTGCGCTAATTACTGAAAGGGCAGAGGTTTCTTCTGTTCCTTTACAAATTTCATCTCCTAAAACAATTGAACGATCATCTGAATACTTCAAAATAGATCGTAATTCATCTATTTCAACTCCATAGGATGACTTTCCCTTAAACATATTGTCATCACCATTTACGCGAGTAAATATTTTTGTATATGGATAATAGGTAAATTCTGTAGCGGCTACAAAAAATCCAATTTGTGCTAATACAATATTGCATCCAACTGCTTTACTTAAACTACTTTTTCCTGAACCATTTACTCCATATAATAAAATACCATTGCATTGTTCATGGATCATTGTAACATCATTTGAAACATATTCTAGTGATTCATTAATAATTTCAATAATTGGATGTCTAATCTCTTTTCCTGAAAAATAACTTTTATGATCATTGGAATCGTGGATTATTGGTCGCGTATATTTATAGAGTTTAGCACATTTAGCACTTGCTTTAATTACATCTATTGTTGCTACAAATTTTGTAATTTCATCTAAAATTGCTGCATATTTATTATTAAACTCTAGCAACGCTTCTAAATAAACTTCTTTTGTTACCGATTTTATTTTATCTTTTAATTCAACAAATAAATTACTTTTTTCGGTTAGTTCATCACTTACAATCTTAATATTTGCACCATTATATTTTTTCATAGAATACTTCTTTTTATCTTGGGGGCTTAATTTCTGTTGAAGAATATCATATCTTTTTTGTGTAGCATAAAAGAAATATCCATCTCGTTCATTATTTTCCAATTTTACAAAATCGCTACCGGGTTCAATTATATTTGATAAATAATTACATTGTGAATCAAAGAATTGTTGTATGGTGTCAATATCTTTTTGGATATCATCAATTTCTTGGTAAATATTTTTTTGGAAAAAGGATTGTGTAATATTGAGCAAGCCATACTTTCCCATTTCTCTTACATTAAAAATGCGATTGTATTCATTAATAAACTCTTTAAATCCCTGCTCTATTTCAGGAGGAAGGGATAAGTTTAATGATAAGTTTAATGATAATTGTGTTGATGATAGCTGTTGCAAAAACTCAGAGTTAATAAGTGTTATTAATTGAATAATATTATCATAACTAAGTGTCAAATTCATAAACTCATGGGGGTGTAATAATTGAAGGGCCATCTTTCGATGCAATCTTTCAATGTCAACAATTTCATTCAATATAATTTCTATTTCTAGCCACTTGCCTGAATTTAAAAATAGCTCTGTCATTTCATATCTTTTATTTAATTCTGTAACAGAAGTTATTGGATTCATTATCCAATATTTTAAAAGTCGTTTTCCCATATTTGTCGAGGTTTTATTAATTACTGCATATAATGAATCATATTTAGTATCATTATTTTTATGGATAGAATCAATATTTAATTGATATGAAGCATTATTATATAAAATAAGGTGTTTATTGTATTCCCAGCTTTCTGGGCGTTTTATCTTTTCAATAATTCTTTCATTGTGTTCATGTGAAAACTGAAGCAATAATATATATGATATTAGGGCGTATGGTTTCTTCTCTAAATCAAGATATTCTATTGGTGATAAGGTGCTTTGGATAGGAAATACTTTTTTCAAAAATTCATTTTGATAATTAATATTTAAAAAAGGGTGTTTTTCTTTTTCATCATCTAAATTTCGAATATGAACAATTCTATTAGTCTGATGAATACTATTTCTAATATCATTAATATTTAGGGACGATGATTTTTGCGAAGTTAAATCTTTAACAGTAATAATAATCTCTTTCGGAGAATATGATTCAATAAATCTATATATTTCCTCTAGAAATGCAAGTTTCTCATAATATAAAATCGTATCTTCATAAATAACATTATATCCAGTTGATAAATCAATAGATGATATTCCAAAACAATATACTGATCGATGTGTTTTATAACAGTTGTTTTCCGTAATATAAATTGAAATTATATTGTTGGGATCAGATTGAGCTAATTCTTCAATATATGTACCTGGACTATAAATTTGAGTAATTTCCCGTTTTGGGTTGGGTGGTTCAGTTACTTGTTCTATTAAAATAGAAGTGTAGTTTGCAGCTAGCAAAATTTGAATAAATCTTTTTAAAGAATGAATGGGAAATCCACCCATTAAACAATTACTGCGGTTATTTTCTAAAATAGCCTTATTTCTTCGTGTCAATTGAATATTTAATAATTCTGCTATCTTCTGCGTATTTCCTATTTTTTCAGTTTTATTATTGACTCCGTAAAACTCAAAAAAGGTTCCAACTTGCATTAAAACAACCGTATTTTCTCCATATTTTTTTTCAAAATTTATTTGATAAACAAAATAATCATCAATAAGCATTAGTATACATATATTTTTATATTAATCTTTTTAAATAATCCAATTATTTAAAAAATTATTTGATTACTTTTATTTATCTTATTATAAATTGTCCAAGTTGGACTTAATGGTTAAGATATTCTTTTCGTGAAGATCTATATTCAATTCATAGGCTTGGATATTTATAGAATTTAATCACTTATTTTCTGTAAAATTGTATTTTTTAATTCTTCTAATTCTATTAATTCATCTTTAATATTATCTATTTTACTTAGATCTCCAATATTAATTTCAAATAACTGTGCAATTATTAAACAATTAAACTCTTCAAATTTACAATCTAATAATAATCTAAATATATCCAAATCTTCATAATATTTTGATGTATCTTGTGGATTTATATTCTTCTTTTCAAATAATTTATCTAAAAAATCAACAATTTTATTTTGCCGTTCAATAGATATGAGTGGCATTTTAAATTTCTGTACATCTTTTGAATAAACATGCGGCTGTCCTGCTCCACTTTGCAGTGAATGTATTTTTTTTTGTATAAAAACTAAATAATAATACAAATATTCTTCACTTAATTTATCTTTGTCTTTAGAATGTATCGAAAAACAATCACTTGCCCATATTTTTGATTTATATCTACTAATATATCCTGAATATGCACCACTTGATGAACATAAAATTGTATTTTCAGTTCTGTTAAATTCATTGTGCATTCCTAGTGGATTTTTACCACCACCAATTACAGGATATTCTCCTTCAATTAAATTCTTTTTAGTCAGATTTTTGCCATTTTTAAAATTACAAAGATCTGTTAATTCTATGAAATCAACTCCTTCTTCTTCTTTATTTTCCTCTTCTTCAATACCATATTCGGTATAATTCAAAGAATAGTTTTTAGCAGCTATATCATCTATATCTACTTCTTTAATAAAGTGTTTTTCTTCAGTATCAGGATTAAAATCATAAAACTTTACTTTTTTAGTTGCATGTGATTTACAAAAAGTTAAATTTCGTTTGATTCCAGTAATTTCGACTACATCTTTTCTTTCCTTCTTTTTTGTAAAAAATAGAATGCACGACTTAGATGCAGTTGAAGTAAATGTTCCAGCCGGACATAAAATAACTTCATGCAAATCACAGCTTTTCATTAAATATTCTCTGACTTTATCATATCCAGATGATAATCCATACATTTTTTGACCATCTAGCATAACTGTTGCACACCGTCCATTTATGTTTAAACAATGTATCATCATTTGTAAGAATAATGCCTCTGAATTTTTACCACCTGCTTTTATAGGTATATAATTATCAAGTATTTCCTGACTTCCAAGAGATGATAATAATTCATCATATAGAATCATTACTGAAAAAGGAGCATTTGCTATGCTTGTATCTACTTTAATATCATGAAATTTTCGAATACTATCAGCACATATTACATTAGGTAATATTTCACCTGTATTAATTAACATATTTGATAAACATAAATTATAGATTTTACCCTTAATTTCAATACCATGAATATTTTTAATTAACTGTTTTTGTAATTCTTCTTTTGATATGCATAATTTCTTAAAATGCTTAATAACTGTATTTAATATACCACCTGTTCCACAAGCAGGATCTAATACAGATTCTATTTCTCCATTATCTTTTACTTTTGGATTTACTAAATTAACAAGGAGTTTTTTCACTTTTGGAGGTGTAAAAAATTGACCTAATTCATTTTTTTTATTTCCACCTGCTCCAAAAACAGAGTCTACAAATATACTTTCATATGCTTCTCCTAATATGTCATGTTCATAATTATTAAAATCAATTGTACTTAGCGCAATTACAATCTTTTTAATGGTGGATGATTCTTTAATAAATGATTTTTTTCCATCTTCAAATACATCTTTGAATTTTGGATGTTTAGATAATATTTCTTTCCATAGAAATTCGTCAAATATTTTTTTAATATTCGATTCTTTCTCAGGAATTTTAACATATTCAACTAATTTGCTAAATTTAATGTATTCTAAATATTCTAAAAATTTTTCTTTTCCATATTTTTTAACGCTCTCTTTATTATATAATTCTAAATTGTAAATATCAATAGTACCATTTTCAATATGTTTTTCTAATTGTTTAAGAATTAGAAAATGTGATAATTCATTTAATGCTTCATCACCAATTAAATGTTCTGCATCATTGCGTAATATATCTAAACAACTTTTGAATAGACTATGCAACTCTTGCATCTCTTGCATCTCACTATTTATTTTTGTTTGTTGTTCAATCATTTTATTTACTGGAATACACCCATTTTTTTTTGTAAGATGACGTTGTAGATCAATTTTTTGTTTAAAATCATGTTCACAATGTATACACTTATATTTTGAAACTAAATGCGAGTCCATTATTCTATTATATAGATAATCTTTTAAGTAGTTATTACTTTATAATTCAATTTTTATAGTTTATTTATAAAATTATGAGTTATTTTATAAATAAAGTATTTTTAACTTTTTATACTAATTTTCCATTAACGTATATTTTATTATAATAAAAATCAAAACATTTTATTTCATTATCAGTTGAATACGTTGGAATAATATGGTTTGATGAAAAAGATAATATACCTATAATAATTTTTGACTTTAATTCTGGAATATTATTTTTTTTTCTATAGTCATTTAATCCTTTTATTACTATATCTTTCACTTCATTATCTAAGCCGTCGTGGTCATCTGAAATATAATTAAAACAATATTTACCATAATATGTTTTGTAGTTTTTTCCAACTTTATAAATAAAAGTAATTTGGGCGTTTTAAATGTGCAAAGGTGTAAAACTTAAGGAGGGGTTAAAACTCTACTAATTCAGTATGAGTATTTATTTTGATTATTTGTGTTAAATCATTAATATAATAGTATTCTGTCCATAAATCAAATGGGGGAAACATATCATCTACATTTTTTAAAATTTTTGTAATATTTGTAAATTCAAAATCAATATACTTTTGATTTGATAAATATTCATTTACCTTTGATTTACATGTTTCCAAATCATAATATGTACGACCAATACTTAAATATGTGATCCAGTTTGTAAATTTTCCTTTATACACTATTTCTGGTTCAGTTGATAATCTATTATCTACTTCACATAAATAATAATAATCTTCTTTACTTTTTACATTTTTCTCAGAAATTATTTTTACTGCTTTTTCATATGTTGTTGAAAGACATGTCCTTTTAACAGTTTTTAGTCTTAGTTGTTGTGTTAATTCATCATCATAATCACCTAGTTCATTAATTACTTTTTCGTGTTCTTTGATTGGCCCTACTTGTTTTTCAACATTAATTTTAGAAACATTCATTTTTTGCGAAATTGTAATATCTTCTAGGCCCATTTGATAAATGACTTCACGCACTTTTTTAAAATCAGGATTTTCAGCATTTTCTAACCAATCCTCTTTATTCAAAATAGGTAATATAATCTTTGTGATTTTGTTCGGTTCAACACTATTTTTTCTACTGGCTCGCAATGCAGATTGAACAATACGAATATTTGAACTCATATTTTCTGCAAAAACGACAGCATCTAATAAGGGAAAATCCCATCCTTCTCCTAAACAATAAACGCATGTAATAATTCCATATTTTGCTTTTTCAAACTGATTGATTATTTCTTTTTGGTCTTTCGATTTCATTTCACTATGATAATTTGAATAATATAATTCAGGTATATCAAAGTAATTATCATCTAATAACATTTTAATGTAATCTACAAGTTTTTCAGAATTATCTTTATTATTTGAATATATTAACAAATGGTGTGAATGTCCTTCAAATATACTCTTTAATGATGCAAATGCGCTAAAAAATAATCTTTGGTCATTTTCATCTAGAACTGTTTGTTCCAGCTCTTCTCCATCAGAAATAATTGTTTGAATTACATAATCACATGTAATCTTTTCAGTAATTGCCCATAATAAACATTTTCTATCTATAATTTCTCCAAAATACTGTGTATTATCATTTGAAATAACTTGGTCTTCAGTAGATCCAAGTTGTTTGATAGTAGCTGTTAATGATAGTTGCATAAAAGATTCTATATTCAACATTTGAACATAGGTTTTAGTAGTTTCTGTTAATCTCATATTACTACTCGTTAAATGGTGGCATTCATCTTGTATTTTCATATCAAAAACATAATTAATATTTTGTGTTGATGTATATACTTTGTGTGCAGATGAATAAGTAGTTATTACAATGCATTTTTCTTCATTATTTTCTAAAAAATGTATAATGTCTTCAATATTTACTCCTCCTGATACAATTAAGTATGGAACATTTGGAAATAGAATATTGACCACTTTCTCCCATTGTTTTAACAATAATTTATTTGGAACTCCTATG